CTCTGCGATATACTTGATAGGACCGACCTCCTTCTCAATAGATTTAACTTGCGAGACAAGTGGGGCTTTCTCAACATTAAGTTTCCCGACCTCTGCTTGTAGAGTCGAAATCTCTTCCATGATTCTGCTACGTTCCTTCTGTTGGGAGCGTCTGATTGCAACTGCTCTCTCTGCACCCTTCGAGTCTTCTGTCCGTGCCATGACCTGTTCAACCGCCTGGTCAAACTGTTTAAGAAGTGTGCGATTGGCATCGATGTTTTCATTTATAGCCTTTATCTTCTCTTCGTAGATACCTAGCTTAGCAGATACGTCACTTACAGATGCTGCTTGCTCTAAGTGTGCCTTTGATAGATATCCAAAAGTTCCCATTGATGTAATAACCATCAGTATTATGATTGATGCAACGAGGTAATATCTGATGACGGCTGGAGCAGCTTTCCAGTTTCGATATGTCCATGATGTGGCAACCACCTTAGCTGCCTCCAACATTGAACCCATTACAACAACAGGCCAAAAGGACGCAGCAAAGATAGCTGTCAAGCCAAGTATGGAAAAGTAGGCTGCTACAGAGGATAAACCAACGGCAACCAATAGGGCTAGGTAGTTAATCATTTTCGACTATTTTGTTTACCTTTGCAATGAATGTGGTCATCTTCTTAGTCCTATCTGGCCAGTAGATATATTCCTTACTATCATCTTTCTGCAGATTCATTAACAGAGGCATAATTAGTTTATAAAGAGCCTCCAGTTTATCTTTATACTCTTTGGAAGTCAACGATAATTCTTCTTCCTTCTGTTGAACTTGTTGTTGGAGCTGACGCTCCATTGATCTCAGTTCATCTTCGCTTACAGCTGAAAAGCCAAAGTCGTTACTATCATCTAACTCTATACTGATTTTAGCCATTGTAGTCCTATCCAAAGAATTGTTCTAGTGTTGCTCTACGGGTTTCGTTTATATCCCAGCCAATAACATCAAGGATACCTTTGATTGGATCCAGGAACGACTTTTCGAATTGGATGTCGTAGTCAATGTAAGGTTCTATTTCGAACTCTCTGGGAATTGCTGATGCACAAGAAATAACTGTATCTCTTGCTGGGTTTGGTGTTTTTAGATATGCAAACTTGATTTTATCACCATCTCTTATGACCTGATATTTATTATCTAAATTACGTTCCTTCAATAGGTTATTATATATCAGAGAGCCCTTCACATGGATTGGTGTAGACTTCTTGTATATTGAAGCAGGGTCTTGCCACTTCTTCATATCTCTTACTGATCTTGGGAAAGCAATATCTTCAAAAGGTAAGAGCATGTACTCTTGTTTGAAATCTTTAACGAACTTCTTCATAGCTGGTTCATCTTGATTCATAATTACATCAAGAGCCTTCTTGAAGTTCTTTCTACAGATAGATGGTGTAGATGATCTGACAGCCTCAATACCTTGCATCTTTAACTTGGGCTGAGCATACGCAACGCCTTCGTTATTGTATACGTTAAGAATGTAATGCTTCTTACCTGTCCATATTCCTTTGTTAGCAATCGCTTCACGCTTCATGATCATCTTCTGTTTCATTACAAGCATGTAATCTGCTAGTTCACCAAAAGTGTTATCAATGAATGGCTGTAGCTTCTTTTCACAAACATCATCTAAGAACTTGACAACCTTTTGATGATCGGTACCATCTTCAAACGTAGTCTTTACCAATCTATCAAGCCGGATATACATGGAGTCCGTATCACAGGCAATTACATAGTCCTCATTATCCGTTTTGAATATCTTGTTTAAGTATTGGTTGATATTCTTTTCCATCCAACGAATGGATAGCTGACCAGACATCGTAATAGCTTCTGCGAGATCACGTTGATACCATCTAAAGTATACATTACCAAGAGCACCATAAGCAGAGTTTAATTGAATCTTCTTTGCCATCTGCATATTGTTACAACGTGCAATCTCATTCTCTAGCTCACGTGTTGGACTCTTCTCATATAACTTCTTTGCTTCGATCATTCTCTTCTTCCATGCAGAACGATCGTTATACATTGTTTCCATAAGCTCTGCTAAGAAACCAACACTCTCTTTAGAGAAGATAGCACCGTTAGGAGTAATCGTACAGTTATTCTCTTTCAGCTTTTGTTGTAGCTCATCACCCATTCCACGATCAAGCATTCGCTCTATTGTAATGTCTTCCTTCATAGCTACAAAGGTATCAGGACTAATATTGTACTGCATGATCAAATGCGGATAGAGAGAGTTCAAGTCGAACGAGCAAACCCAATCATGTAACCCAACCTGTGGATCTTTGACGTAAGCTCCAACAATAGGACCAAGTTCTTTATCAACAGCACTACGATGTTCCAACTCAGGTCTCTCAACGTTAGGTACGATGATACCACGATCCATTAAGTAGTTTGTAATGATGATATCCCAGATACGGACAGTCGTGAACGTATCGGCGTAGTTTACTTTAGCATCATAAGCAATAGCAAATACTTGCTCGATGAACTTCAGCTTCTCTTCTAGCTTATCAACAAGAACAACGTCGTGGATGTTATAGTCTACAAACTTTTCAAAGTTCTGCATATAGAAATCATGCATAGTCTCATACTCAGAATAGTCTAGCTTCTTTTCACCAAGTTCATACTCTGCAATGTGATCTAACTTATATGATTCTTGTGGAGTGTATGAGAACTTCTTATAGAGTGCTAAGTAATCAAGAACAGCAATACCATTCAACTCATATACGACAAGGTTACTATCACCACCAACAGCGCGCTCCCATACCATTCCCCATGGTGATAGTCTATCTGCTTCTTTCTTACCAAGTATGTTTGTGATTCGACGATACAGATAAGGTATATCGAAGTACTCAATATTCCAACCAGTAACTACATCTGGTTTCCATTTAGAAGAATTCCATATCATAAGGAACTTGGTTAGAAGATCAACCTCATTCTTACATTGGAAGTAGGAAACATCTTCTGACTTTGGAGTGTAAGGTCTGGTACCAAGTACTACCACTTTACCCTTCTTACGAATAGATAAAGTAATGATTTCTTTGTCAGCCAACTTATGGTCAGGGAAGCCACCCTGTGTAGATGTTTCGATATCGAGTGACACTACAGATATCTGATCAACATCGTAGTTCACCTCACCTTGGTAGAAATCATAGATTGCTTGATATGTGAAGAGGTTGGATCCATGGATTTGGAATCCATCAACACCAGCGTAAGTTTTAATAAACTCTTTAGCTATCTTGACACTATCAAAGTCCATACGGGATACATGCTTCCCATCTAGAGTCTTGTATTTTGTTGGTTTGTTTGAATTGACAAATAGGTATGGCTGATAGGGTGCTTTCAACTCAAAGCGTTGACCGTTGTTATACCCACTCGTATAAACATTATCACCAGCAACAAACACATTAGTATAGAAACGCATGTAGCCTCACTTAAAACAACCATTATACAGCAAAAATAATATTACTTCAACGATCCTGCAGAAGCGATCTGAATACCAGAGCCGAACATCTTGTTATAGTTGTTTCGAAGATCTATAGATGGTTCAAAGGATGTGATGATATGCTCATTCTTAAATGAGAACTTACTTTCCTCTGCATATGGAGCAAAGGGATACAGGGACATACCAACCCCAGTTTGAGTAGGTACTAGTTGAACAACACCAACGTTTGTGAGTGTAACATATGCTGGTTGAATCTCAATCTCACCAATAATTTCTTCACCGGTGATTAATTTGATTACTGCGATTGTCATTATGATTCCTTAATTAAGAGGGGACACGAAGTCCCCTCGTTCAGTTAAATCATACCCCTACGTTGTAGAAGTGTGATACGTCTTTCGACATCATAGTGATCTTTGGACTCTGCTAAGTAGTCCTCGATCTCTTTCCTATATTGCGGAGTAAATGTTTTCTTGACCCATGACCAAAATTCGTCGATGGTTACAGAACTCATTTATCCTCCACTAGGTACTCTTTTGAAGTTGGAGTCTTTTCGTTGATTGGAATAGACTTAGGCGTCTTGTGCTCAGGAATAATCCTTTCCAAGAATACTTTAAGCATACCGTTCAACAGTTCAGCATTCTTAACTTCAACTTGATCGTTGAGAACAAATGTACGAGTGAACGCACGATTTGCAATACCCTTCCAAAGATACATTGCATCTTCTTTGGTTTCGTTTTCGGCACCATCAGTAAGACCAGTGACGATTAGTTTATCATCTTCAAGATCAATCTTAATGTTCTGTTTTGCGAAACCAGCAACAGCAAGCTCAATCTCATAAGAGTTATCGTCTGTCTTCTTAATGTTGTACGGTGGGTAGTTAGGAATGTTTTTTGTTACTTCGTCGTGCAGTTTAGCCATCTTATTGAAAGACTCGTCGAAACCAACGAAGAACTTATCAATATCTTTTGTACCAAGTTTGAAACCGGGACCGAAAGCAATGGAATTAGCTAATGCAGAAAATGCGTCTTTAGTCATGAAGACCTCCTATTAAGCAAGGTTAAAATAAATTGAAGTGTACCCCCGAAGGCAGTACACTCCTATTTATACATCAGTCACATCTGGAAGTCAACTTTTTATTGATTCTACGTGTAAATTTGCTACAATAAACTCTTTGACAAGGGAGCTGCGTACGATGTCATCAACTTCGAACTCCACGTTTCTGAATGATGGCATTCTGTTGATAACCTCTACAAAGTCTCTGAGGCCAGATTGATCATGCCTTTTACATAGATCTGTCTGTTTAAAATCACCACAAAATATAATCTTTGATCCTTCTCCAACTCGAGTTATAATTGAACTCAACTCTTGGAAGGTCATATTCTGGCACTCATCAACAATGATTACTGAATTGTCTATAGTGATACCACGAACAAAAGATGTAATCATAAATTCAATATTCTTTTGTTCAACTAGCCTTTCATATGCTTGTTCAGTTTGGAATAGGTCTTGACAGATTGCTTTGTAGGGAGCAAGATATACGTCAGTCTTCTCTTTCTCATCTCCTGGTAGATGTCCAATTTCTCTTGAAGGTACTACTGATCTTACTAATACTACCTTATCGTATGTGTTACTTTTATCCATCACCTCTTCTAATGCTTTGTAGAGTGCAATGAATGTCTTTCCTGTACCAGCTGCACCGTGCAGCATGATTGCTTGTGTTCCTTGTTTGTAGAGGTCGAAGAATTTGGATTGGTTTTTTGTTAGGGGTTCAAATGTCAGAAGATCGTCGATTCTAAGTTTGAGCTTTCTTCTTGGTTGATCAGGGAGATGATGAATGGAGGCTTCAGCAAGTCGTGCTTTTTTCATGCGCTGTCCTTCTTGTTAGAGTTAAAAACAAAAAAGGCGCATAGACTTTCGCCTGTGCGCCTTCTCCTACTACTGCTATGCTTCTTTAATGTGCATACAATAATCCTGTGGTGTTTTTAGTATTTATAATCCAATCACTCCCGGCTTGAAGTGTAAGCCCTTAGCAGGAGTAAATTCTTGCTGGAGATACTCTCTAATACATTCAAAGCGGAATGCCTCATCTTCCTGGCCTCTAGCACTCAGAGCTAGCTCACAGTTTAGAATGAACTCTGTCAGTGCACCTAGAGGGATACGGACGTTATCGTCGAGTACGGCTGGTTTCATATTAGCTTTACGCTGGTACATTGTTATTCTCCATATTAACGTGAACCCCAATTATACTATCAATTCGAAAAGATCTCCACGCATTCTTTTCACAATCCCAAACAGCCAGAACTTCCTCATTCACTTCTTTCACACGATCGGTAGTCTTTTCGTGAGGAACTACAACGTCTTCGCGTAGAGTGCATATCATCTCACGAAGTTCACCATTCTTCTTAGTGAATATAACTTTACATATGCTCGACTTTAGGGTCGAGCGGATCGAATCCACGGATGTCGCTTGGGTCATTTTTCCACCTCTCAAATAAAATATAAGCGAGCTGATGAAGTTCTACACCAGCCTCTTTAAGCATTATATACGAAAACCCATGATTAAACAACAGTTGTTTTCCTGGCGGGGGAACAAATGTTACTACTCTTTTAACTCCCCTCTGGATAATACTTTTGACGCATTCGTTGCAGGGGAAGAATGTCGCGTACAACGTTGACCCTTCAACACTCCCCGGCGCATTGTCAAGTGCATTACGTTCTGCATGGCAAACTAACTTTAACTTTAGTTCGCGATCTTGATATCGATAATCATCATCAACTACCCCGCGTGGAAAGCCGTTGTACCCCATTCCAATAACTCTACGTTTGGAATACACCATCAAGAGCAAATAGCTCTTTGAAGTGCACAATATAATACCTACCTTGCTTATGCAAGATATGGCATGATTGAAATAGTTTTTTATCTTTACGCGATGCAACACCGATACGTGTCAGTGTTTCTTTGATCTTGAGAAAGTCTTCTTCAGAGGCCAGCGCAACTTCCACCAGACTGTCAATAATGTTCATAATCGTCCACCTTTTTCTAATTTTTGTTTTATAGTGATCAGTTGATCTGAAGAAAGGATGGATAATGCGC